GGATTTTGACGGCAATCAAATCAAAACAATTTTACAAGATGTTGTCTCTGCCACTTGGTTAGATGTCCCAGCAGCTACAACCTGGGCAACTTACCCAGCAACGACGACATGGGCGCAGGTTGTGGGTGGTGACATTGGGACAATCGATGTTGGCAGTTATGAGCTGCAAGCGCGAGTCTCTGACCTAAGCAATGCTTATTCACTCATTGCTGCTTTGGCTAACTCTGGCATGGGATACATCTTTGAGGACGCCAACGGACTTATTAACTATGCCGATTCGGATCATCGAGCAGATTATCTCAATACAAATGGCTATGTTGATTTGACTGGCAATCATGCTCTTTGGCAAGGCATACGAAACGCAGTTCGCTCAGGCGACATCAAGAATAAGATTGTTTTGAGTTGGCGCTCAGGCGATAAAACCGGATCTGATGTAACTTCAATTGCAAATTATGGGCGCAGAGAATCCAGCATCGTTACAACCCTTCACAATGAGGTTGATGCCATCGATCAGGTGAGCAGGTACTTGGATCTTTTGGCTAATCCTCAGCCTATCTTTGACCAGATCACATTCCCATTGACCTCATCAGAGATCGATGACGCAGACAGAGATGCCCTTTTAGGGGTGTTTATGGGTATGCCGATACAAATCAACGACCTACCGCCAAACGTGTCTCTAGGGCAGTTTCAGGGCTTTGTAGAGGGCTTCTCATGGCGCGTTGGCTATAACCAAGTATTTTTGACCTTAAACACATCTTCAACGGCGAACAGTTTAAGGGCAAAGCGCTGGGATCAAGTCTCAGCATCCGAAACATGGAACTCATTATCTAGTACACTTGCCTGGTATCAGGCTTTAGGAACGGTGGCATAAATGGCAACGACAACTACAAACTTTGGCTGGGACATTCCCCAATCAACAGATTTGGTCAAAGATGGAGCAACGGCTATTGCAGCTCTTGGTCAAGACATTGACACCGCTTTGGTCGATCTTAAAGGTGGAACGACTAATCAATACCTTACCAAACAATCAGGCACAGACCTTGACTTTCAATGGACAACAAACACAGTAGTTTCGGCAGCAATGCCATTGACGTCAGCACAGTATTATCGCCCGAATGGAACGTATTCAAACGCAACCCCACTACTAAGTCGCACCTATTATTTTCCAATTATCGTTCCAAGTTCTGGAACAATTGATCGCTTAGGCGTTGCAACACATTCAACATTTTCAGGAACAGGCGTTGTTCGCATTGGTATTTACAACGTGGACGGTCAAGGTTTGCCTTCAACTGTTTTGCTTGACGCTGGCACAGTTTCTTGCACAGCTGCGTCAACGGCTTACACAATCACAACTGCTCAGGCAATGACCCCTGGGCTTTATTATTTGGCAGTCAATAGCCAAACCGCAGCAACAACAAACACATTTGTTTCACAAAACGGTTTGTTTACACCAGCCATGCCAATGACAAGCGCAACGACTGGATCAATAACTATGTGTTACTCACAAGATTCAGTAACAGGTGCATTTGCAACTGCGACATCTTTAGTAAAACAACCAACATCACAAGCAAATCTAACGGCGCAATTTAGGTGGGCATAATGGCACAAATCGTAACTTATGGCTTGGGCGGCTACGACCCAAAAAAGAAAAACAACAACATTGTTTCAATTGAAACTTATGATGATGAAACAGGCGAATTGATTGAAACCGAGACTTTCTAAGTCAGTTGTTCAGTTAAGAGAACAGGCAGACGATGCTTATCCAGATCGAAAGCGTGATTCAGACGGCACCATCGGAGATTTACGGCATCAAAACCGAAAAAGCGATCATAACCCTGACCCTGATTCAGGGATTGTCCGCGCTCTCGATCTCGATGCTGATTTCACCAAATCACCTGCCACAGCTGCTTACGTTGCCGATCAAATACGAATTGCAGCCCGAACAGATAAACGCATTGCTTATGTCATCTTTAACAACAAGATTGCAAGCCGTAGAAGCCTTTATCGCTGGCGAAAGTACACCGGAATCAATCCGCATACAAAGCACATCCACATCAGCTTTACAAAGGCTGGCGATGAAGATCAAACGTTTTTTAACATTCCATTACTAGGAGGCACAGCATGAACATGAAGAACCCTTATGTCCTAACAGCAGGAGCATTCCTAGCAGCTTGGGCAGCATCTAACTTTTCACTTGATTATCGCGCAGTATTGCTGGCGGTATTGTCGGGCGTATTTGGTTACGCAACCCCGAAGAAGTGACGGCTAATGATTGGGCGGGATTGGTTCTCGCTGTTGCCTCGACGTTTGGCATTGTTGTTGGCGGTTTGCGTTATTTGGTTCGCGGTTGGTTGTGGACTCTTACGCCGAATGGTGGATCATCTCTCGCAGACCGATTGGCAAGAATAGAGACACGCCAAGAACAGATTATGGAATTGTTGAAGAAGTAGAGGACACTTATCCACATGGCAAGAAAAGCAACTAAAGCATTAGAGGATCAAGGCTACTCAAAACTTGATGCTTATTGCATCGGTTTGCATGAGTATTATCAATCTTTGCGTAGATCAGGATTTACTGAAGATCGCGCTCTTTACATGCTATCGGTTGTAGATTCTTATCCAGGTTGGATTCTGCCAGATCCTATCGATCCAGAGCGGTTCGGTGATTATGAGGACGACGACGAGGACTAATGACAGTAAAACGAATTGCTTGGATCTCAGACATTCAGGCACCGTTCTTTCATGAAGCAGCAGTCAAGAATCTAGGCAAGTTTTTAAGGGCTTACAAGCCTCACCAAACCATCTGCATCGGTGACGAAATTGATTTACCGCAGCTGGGCGGATTCGCTCAACCTTGGCAGGAGGTCGAAGGCAACATCGATGAAGATCGTAAACTGACTTTAGAGATCTTAGAATACTTAGGCGTTACTGACGTTGTTGGCTCCAATCATGGAGCGAGAGTTTACAAGTCACTCAGTCGCAGACTGCCGGCATTTATGAACCTGCCAGAGCTGAAGTATGAGAAGTTTATGGGATACGACAAAGCCGGTATTAAGTATCACCCGAACGGTTTTGACTTTGCTCCAGGTTGGCACACTTGCCATGGAGACGCTTTCCCACTATCAAACAAGCCTGGACAAACAGCTCTTAATGGAGCCATGAGAATGGGCAAATCCGTGGTCTCTGGACACACTCACAGACTTGGTTTAAGTGCCCATTCAGAAGCCTCTGGAGGGCGTTATGGGCGCATTGTGTGGGGAGTTGAGGTTGGCAACCTTGTAGACCTTTCAAGCCCTGGTATGGGCTATACAAAGGGTTATGCGAACTGGCAAATGGGCTTTGTCGTAGGGACTTTACATGGCAAGCGATTCACGCCTGAACTCATTCCAATTGACCCCAAAGATGGATCATTCATTTATCAGGGCAAACGCTGGGGCTAAATCGTTACCGTTTCGTTATCTAAATAAAGGTGTAATTGTCTGCTAAGTATGAGACCGTAATCCTTGTCAGACCCCAAACAACTGACATGGGAGCAAAAATGAAGCAAATTATCAATGATGAAGTGCTGAATGCAGCAGCTGAATACTCTGCAAATGGCTGGAAAGTTTTACCATTAAAGCCACATTCCAAAGATCCACATTTTGACCTAATCAAGCGTGCATACCTTGATGCCTCAAATGATTTGGAAATAATCAACTTTTGGCACAAGATGGATCCGAACATGAACCTTGGCATTGCATGTCAGCCATCAGGTTTAGTTGTCTTTGATGTGGATTTTCGTAACGGTGGCGAGATCATCGAGGAACTAACTCCAACATTTACAGTTAAGACCGGCGATGGATTTCACTTCTATTACAAGGCACCAGCTGAAATGTTATTCAAAAGCAAGTTAGAGGATGGTATTGACATCAAATGGAAGGGTTATGTAGCAGCTGCTCCATCGATCCACCCAAACGGCAAGAAGTATGAGATTGTCAATAACATGGAACCACAAGTCATCAATCAGGATCTATTAGAAATGGGAGCAAAGTAGTGTCTATACAAATGCCAATGATCATCATTTTACTGGCAGCAAATGTCCTTTGGTTTATTGTCGGTTGGGCAATGGGATACAAAGAATCGGAAGAAGATCGTAAGTTTATTGTCCAGGCGAGTGAAAATGCGCGCTGATGACATCCTCAACGAAGCCAAAGACCTCATCCAAGACCGAGGCAAAGATTACGGCTTGGCAGCTCTCAATCACCTTCGAATTGCCAAACTCTGGTCAGCCTACCTTGAACGTAACATCGAGCCTCACGAAGTCGCAATCTGTATGGCACTTGTCAAAATCTCACGCTTACAAGAGACAAGCCTCCACGCAGACAGTTACAAAGACGGCGCAGCATACATTGCGCTCGCTGGACAGATTGCATCAACTGATTGGAGTGACCTTGACAGTTATTAAGGCAGCCCCTGGAGTTTGGTGCGATTACTGCAAAGTCCGGTATGGCACTAACTCGCCACTAGGACAAAAGGGCGCCAGTTACACAGTCATAAGCAATCATCCACGCAGTCAAGGCACACGACGCCATTACTGCAACAGCTGCGCCATCGAGGTTCAGACATGGGCAGACGGTACAGTCTGGTCACTACCAGAACAAACTGAGTATTTAATGAAACAAGATCGGAAGAGCACACGTCTGAACTCCAGTCACTTAGGCATCTCGTATGCCGTCTTCTGCTTGAAAAAAAAAAACAGCCACTAGTTGACTGTGGCAGATGAGCAATGAAGGAATGGAGTCCACTAAACTGAGCAAAACCACACGGTATAAGACAGAATGAATGTATGATTGCAGAAGTTGGATGGTAAGTGGTTGCTGCTAGAGTATAATTG